GGGGCGGGCGGGGATCCGGCCGGGGTTCGTCGGACGGCGGCGCGGCGGGTGGCGGAGTCGACGATCCCATCGGCGGTATGATGGCGCTGATGATGTTGACCACGCGGCTGCCGATCGCATCGAACAGCGCGATCGACGACCATCCCGCGCCGAGGCCGAGGAACGCCGAGGTCGTCAGACCGAGCTGATGTTCCCAGACGATCGGACCGACGACGAGCATCGCCATGCCGGTGATCGTCAGCGTCTCCGTGATCGAGATGCGTTCGCCGAGGCGCTGCTGCTTGGTCGTGAATGCGACGCGCGCCAGTGCCACGCCCACGAGGGCGAGCAGCAGCGACGGCAGGGGCTCGAGCCCTGCATTGATGGCCGCTGCTCCCGCGCCGGCGCTGGACTGGATGAGGAGGTTACGCGCGCTCACCGGACGGCCGCCACCGTCGTGATGACGAGACAGATGCCGATGACCCACAGGACGCGCTGGATGCGCTTCAGGCGAGGCATGCGATCGATGGCGAACGGCTGACGTTTCAGCTGCTGTTCGAACAGCCACCTCGTCGACATGTACATGATGATCGAGGTGACGAGCGGAAGGACCGAGAGGGCCATGGACATGTTCGTGATCAGCGAGACGCGCAGCCGCCATGGCTCCGTGATCTCGGGCCTGGTCAGGTTCTGCACCGCCATCGGGAACGAGCACATGAAGATGCCGATCGTCATGAGACAGCGGATCGTGCGGTCGACCATGACGGGATGGCTCGCCGGGTAGCGGTCCTCCTGCATACGACGGAGGGAATCCCAGAACCACATGATGGCGATCACGCTGACGATGAACTCGCCGCTGGTCGCCAGCCAGTAGAGGAACCGGCTTCCCGCGAAGGCCGGCGGGAATTCAGCGAAGAACATGCTCGAGTAGGTGCCCATGTCAGAGGAACTTCCGGATGGAGAGATACATGCTGTTGACCGTGGCGGCCGCCAGCGCCTTGACGTTCACGTTGATGGTGTACGCGGTGTCGGTCCGCGTCTTCACGATGTCCGGCAGCGACGACAGCAGCGTCGACTCGGTGGCGACGGACTGCAGCGGCGCGACAGCCGGGAAGCGCCCCTCCGTCACCGCCTGGCCGGCGTCGTCCGTCACCGTGAAGCGGACCTGCATGCCGACTGCCACGCTTGCCGTGATCGCGCCGCCCATCGTCCAGCGTCCGACGGCGGCGGCCGGGATCTTGATCTTTCCGGCGGCCAGGAAGAGCTCAGGAGGACGGCCGGCGTAGTCGACCGTCATGCTGCCCCATGGCGTATCCATGGCGCCGTTGAGCAACAGCACCTGAGCTCCGCTCCACGTGAAGAGCTGCGAATAGCCCTTGATGTAGTCGATGAGGCCTTCCGCCTCCATCAGTGCATACGGCATCCCACTGCTCCCCTTACGACCCGCTTCCGGATGCAGCCTTCTGATCGATCGTCAGCGTGATCGAGGTCAGGTTGACCGTCGTAGCGTCGCCGCTCGCACGGAACGAGTTCGCCGTCACGACGATGTAGTTGCCGCCAGAGATGAACGAGGCGGGCGGCGACTGCACGTTGAGGCGGCCAGCCGAGCGCGCGATCGGGCGCGACTTGCACGGATAGACGTCGTTCGTCACCTCGACACCGGCCGAGGTATACTGGCGCCAGGTCAGCTCGAGGTCGCACTGCTGGTCGACGTTGAGCTGCAGGCGGGGTTCGTACGTCCCGTCGACCGTGAAGGCCACAGTCTTCGTCGCGGCGATCGCGACGTTCGCCGCGGTGATATACAGGATCGTCGTCGCGGTCGCGAAGTTGACCAGGTCGACGTTCGTGTTCGCCGCCAGAGCGGTGCTTGCCGTCTTCGTCAGAACCCGCGCACGCATGCCCATGCTGTCGCGCATGCCGGACGGCAGGGTGGCGTTGAGAAAGCTCCAGACGGACGTCGACGGCGTGAGCGCCGCCGCGGCAGACAGAGGGTTCCCGGTAGCGTAGATCAGCGAGTTGCCCGTTAGCGTGCCGAGCGCCATGGCGGCGATGCCGAAGGTGCCGAGCGAATACTTGGTGGCGATGCCGAAGGCGCCGTTGCTGCTCGTGAAGCCGACCACGTTGGAGGTGTTGCCCGCCGGCACGGTGAGGCCCGAGAGGCCGGTCAGCAGCTGATTGAGCGGCTGCTTGCCCGCCAGGGCAGTGTTCGTATCGGCCGCGAAGGTGGTGCTGCCGCCGAGCGAACTCGCGATCTTCGCCAGCGTGTCGAGGTTCGCCGCCACGCCGCCGCGGACGTCCGACACCGCACCGGTGCGGGCGTTGCCGGCTGCCGTCGCCACGTCCGCCGGGGTCGCGTACGTGCCAGGTGCGATCGTCGGCTGAGCGCCGATGTAGGTCAGAGTCGACGGGCCGTCGGCCAGGCCGAGGAAGCCTGCGCCGAAGTTCGTCAGCGTCTTGCCAGACAGGCCGGTCAGCGTCGCGTCCAGAGGCTGGAGCGTCGCCGCCTTCGCGTTGAGCTGCGCCGGCGTGACGTAGGTGCCGTCGGCGAACGCCGGCTGTGCGCCGAGGTAGGTGAGTGCGGTCGCCTTGCTGCCCACGTTGAGCAGACCGATGCCGTAGGCCATCGTCGGCGCGCCGGACAGCGCCGTCAGCGTCGCGTCGCCCGCCTGCTTGCCGGCGACGACGTTGGTCAGCGCGGTGAGGTTCGACTCGTCGTTGTTGAAGCGCGCGAGCAGCTCGACGAACGTGTCGTACTGCTCGGGCACCAGGCCGCCCATGATCTTCGAATACAGGGCGTCGTCGGCGTCCTTCACGTTCTGCGGCGTCGCGTACGTGCCGTCGGCGAACGCTGGCTGCGCGCCGATGTACTGGAGCACCGCAGGACCGTTGCCGAGCGCCGTCAGTCCCGCTCCGTAGTCGGTGACGTTCTTTCCGGACAGCGTCGTCAGCGAGGCCGCCAGCGGCTGCTTGCCGGCTAGGCCCGCGTCGACGTACTGCGGCGAGGCATAGGTGCCATCCGCGATCTTCGCCTGTCCGCCGATGTACTGGAGGACCGCCGGACCGTCGCCGAGCTCGGTCAGCCCCGCGCCATAGGCGGAGACGTTGCGCCCCGCCAGCGTCGTGAGCGACGCGGCCAGGGGCTGCTTGCCGGCGAGCCTCGTCGTCACCGATCCGGCGAAGTCCGTAGCGCCGCCGAGCGAGATCGCCAGCTTGGCGAGCGTATCCAGTTCCGGAGCGACGCCGCCTCGCACGGTGGTGACGCCGCCGGCGACGTCCTGCGGGGTCGCATAGGTGCCGGGAGCGATGAGAGGCTGCGCGCCGAGGTACGTCAGCGCATGGGCCGCGTCCGCATGCTCGAGGAGGCCCGCGCCGTAGGGCGCAACCTGCCGTCCGGAGATCGCGGTGAGAGCCGGGTCCTTGTTCTGCTTGCCGTCGACGACGGCCGCGAAGTCCGGGTTGTTGCGGATGGACTCGGCGATCTCGTATAGGCTGTTGAGCTCCTCCGGTGCGGCGCCGACGATGTCCGTGTAGATGTCGTCGCGGATGCCCTGCAGCTGGGCCTGGCTGACGCCGGTAGTGGCGAAGGCGGCTGCGCCGTAGCGAGGCCCCCACGAGAAGGTGGTGCCGTAGCGATAGATGTTGACGATGCGGCCGGGGAGCGTCGCGGCGACGTCGCCATCGGGTGCTACGACGTCGAGGACGCCGGGGATCACGTTCTTCAGGCAGACGGAGGGACCGAGGCCGACATCCGAGATCAGAGGCAGCGCGTCGAGGCCGCGCGGGATCGGGATGCCATCGATGATGCCGTCGATCTGGACGCCGATGGGCTGGCCGCCCGTGGCATAGGTCAGCGAGTTGGTGCCGACGATGACGCCGAAGTCGGAATCGTAGAGGCGGACGATCTGGCCCTTGCGCAGCTTCCCTTCCCACGACAGCGGGAGGTGGATGGTAGCCATGTGCGGGCTCTGCCGGGAGATCGTCGCCATTGTCCTGTATGCCTCCAGAAAGCCTGTGGTATTTCTACCACACTGCCATCCGGAAAGGCAACAGATCAGGAGTACATGTAGGGGATCGTGTAGGTCGCTGCCTGAAGCCGTCCCGGATAGGTCGCAGGGTCGAAGCCTATCATGCGGGGATGCAGATCGCCGCCGTTGTCTCCGGCGCCGAGGTCGCCGACGATCAGGCCGCGGTTCGTGCCGGCCTCGACAATGTCCGCGTACCAGGTCGCGCTGGAATCCTTGCGGAAGAGCCGCACGTCGCCGCTTCCCCTCGCGTACTGGTCGCTGCCGACGAGGACGAGGTCGCCGTCCCGGCGGTCGATATGGTCGAGGCCGGTGCGCTCCGGGAAGCGCCGCGTGCGATACTCGACAGTGTCCGCATCGCCGCTGCGGATGAGAGAGATTCGCAGACGCTCCTCGGTGGAGTCGAATCCGCCGTCCGGATCCGGAGCGACGCCGGGAAGCGACGGGGCCCACCGGTAGACGCGCCCGTCCGTGGTGACGATCCAGCCGTTGGGCAGGATCCACACCTTCATGACGCGGGCCGCGCCGGTGATGGAGCGCCATGTCATCATGCTACTGCGGCCAGCTCGAGAAGCCGGTGATGCGCCACGGGATCGCTGACGACCTGCGGGGATCGTTGACGTGGACCGCCGTGAACCCGGTGACGCCCTGATTGACGCTGGGGATCGTGGAATCAGTCGGAATCACCGCACCATTGAACGCCGAACCCTCCTGGATCTCGCCGTTCTGGTCGAGCGTCCCGATCCGGTAGCCGTTGTGCGTGACGAACACCGTGTGCGGCTGCACGCGGGCGCGGCGGTACGGCGTGCCGAGACGCTGCATCTCGAGCTCGGAAGGCGGAAGCAGCGACTGGACGTCGGTGTTGTAGCCGTTGGGGAACACGAACAGCGCGTCCCGGGTCAGCGTGACGATCGTGTTGTTCGAAAGACGCGGATCGATCAGCACGCGGCCGTCGCCGAGCTGCGTCGCGATGGCGCAGCTCTCGATGAAGCCCTGCAGCTCTAGCCAGCGCAGAATGCGGCCGAAGAGGGTCACGCCGGCCCCAGGGATCAGCTTGCGTCCGTCGGGGAAGCCGGTGCCGCGCGCCTTCAGGACGCCCCACGGCTGGCGGCGCTCGTCTACCGTCGACCCGGGCGAGGAGGCGGATCCCTGCACGTACTGCTGAGGCACTGCCGGCAGGGACGGGGCGGCGTCCGTTGGCGGAAGGCCGCTGTTGCGCCGGCGGAACGCCTGGCGAAGGAAGTCGGTACTGCTCATTGCGGCCTCTCGAGATCGACGTGCTTGGGTCCGTTCCAGTAGGCGTCGGCTGCGAACTGGACGTCCGACGACGCCCCGGTGACGTCGACGAGGTGGATTGTCACTTCCGTCTCCATCTTGTCCAGAGCCTTCTCGGGATCGAAGTTCGGATCGCCCGGCTTCGGATCGCGCTCGTTCGGCTTGCCGTCGAACGGATCCGGATTGCCGAGCGCCACCTGAGCCCAGTGAGGGGCGTCGCGATTGCCGAGCGTCGCCTCCTGCTCGTTCGCTGGCCACTTGACCTCGACCCCGCCGGGAATGGTGATGATGTTGCCCTCGTCATCGCGGCCCTGACGAGGCGGCGCGAGGAAGTCGGCAGGGATGCCGGGGATCGTCGGGATGCGCGTCTGCTTGAACATCACCTTGTCCCACGGCTCGGCGGACGCCGGAAGGGCGGCATAGCCCTTGGCGTCGGTATCGTCGGCCGAACGTGCCGATCGGGCGCCGGACACGAACGCGAGGCTGCGATCGCCGCCGGTGCCGTCCATCTCGTCGAACTTGGGCGGCACCAGGTGATACTGGCAGACGTCGTCGGCCTCGGTGGGCGGCCATGCGACGATGTCCCCCGTCATTCCGTTCACGCCATCCCACTGCGGCCAGGCGGCAGGCTTCGGGCCCCATGCGGAAGGGGCGACGAGGTACGGGTTCGCCGAGAGAGGCGGCAGCGGCTCTGACTGGAAAGGCATGTAGCCGACGTAGGCCACGTAGACGTCGCGGAAGATCGGCAGCCCCGGGTCAGTCTCGTCCGGATACTCCGGATCCGGCTGCCAGTCGGGATCGGGCTCGGTTCCGACCTCGATGTTGACGAGGTAGCGGCGGCCCGCATCCAGCGTGTCGTAGACATCCGGATAGGCGCGCTGCAGCGCGCGCTGCGACGTGTAGATGCCGAGCGTGTCCTCGTCCAGCGTGGGCGGCCACGCGCGCTCCTGCGGCCACGGAGCGGGGCGAGGGCCCCATCCGCCTTCCATGTCGTAGGCCCGCAGGATGTCGAAGTTCGCCGACGACGGCAGACGGGTGAGCTCGACGCGCGGGCTCGTGTCGTAGTCGTCGTCGGGGAAGGGATCGATCCCGCTGCCCGGGCAGGAGCCGAGGGTGACGCTGAAGCGCGCCCCGCTGCGGTCGACGTACAGGGTCCACGACGTCACCTTGCCGACGAGGTCGCCGTCGACGAGCGGGAGGCCAGACACGCTCATCATCATGTCACACGACACCTGCAACCCCATGGCGGGCTTGAGGAGCTGCAGCGTCGTCGCGAAGCCCTGCTCGACGGTGCGGTTGACCGCGAGGCGGGCCTGGCCGACGAGGATCGCATGCTTAAGCGCCTCGACGCCACGGGGCGTCCCAAAGAACGTCGAGGCATAGCGGCGGTCGTTCGGGGAGTCGAAGCGCTCCCACAGCGGATCCGCGGCACCGCCCTGATCGATGGCGTCCTGATCGGACGCGAACGTGTCGCCCGTGGTGCCGTCGCGTAGCGCCACGTAGGCGAGGCCGCCATACGAATAGAGGTCGCCCTTGCTCACCTGGCGCTTCGGACGCCAGCGACGGAATCCCGATGCGTCCTGCATGGAGATCTCGAGGGGAATGTCCTCCGACCTGGCCGGGCCGAGCACGCGGTTCGTCTTCTGGCCGTTCCACCGCACGTCGATCTCGTACGACTCCTGGCGCTCGATCTCGTACGATACCTGCGTGGTGATCGATCCGCCGAACGACCACCGCGAGATGACGGAGGTCAGCGCCGCCTCGTCGCCATCGTCGAGCCCGACGCTGCCGATGTGTGCCATGCCGCCAGTGCGCACGTCGCCGGCGGCGAACTGCACCGCGTCCGAACCGTCCGCGTGGATGGAGAAGTCGATCGACACGTCGCGAACCGTGTAGCCCGTCTCGAGCTGCGATCCGACCTTCGGGATGCCGTTGTAGACGCTCTGCGGCGTCAGCGTGTAGCCGGAATAGTCGATCACGAACGGAGCGGCCACAGGCTGGCGGTAGCGACAGTCGACCTTCACCCGCACCACGTCCAGCGGTGAATCGCCCTTCGTGAAGCTGAGGCTGCGGCCGTTCCACAGGCGGCCGATGTCGAGGCGCTTCGGCGCATCGATGACGGAAACGACGGTGGCCTCGTGCGTGACGGGATCGCAGTTCACGACGGCCGGGCGCGCCTCGAGCGTCACCTCCGGCTGCGTCACCGGATCCCGACTGCCGATGAAGGCGGAATCGTAGAAGAACGGATCGGAGCGCAGCGCCTCGAGCGCCGCCTCCTGGCGTTCGGTCCAGTCGCTCGGCTTGCCGATCAGCTGCAGAGTGATCTCGCGTCCGTCGCCGGATGTCGGCCAGGACTCGAGGTAGCCCTTGAACCACGGCAGACGCTGGAATACGCCGTCGAGGCCGACGGTGCACGATATCCATGCCCACGTACGATCCGCATAGATGCGATTGCGATTCCGGACGGTTACGGTCGCAACCGCGTGTCCGGTGTGCTCGTGCGTGATCTCGCACGCCTTCACGAACTCGTCGTTGCGGCCCATGGTCGAGGGGTCGAACGGGGTGTTCTCCTCGTCGATCCATGCGAAGTGCCAGCGGACGATGCTGGGGATCTCGGAGAGCTCCATGTCAGCGCTCCCGATAGAGGATGTTGCCGCCGTAGGCCCAGCCGTTGACGTCGATCGTGCCGTCGAACGGAGACGTGACGATCACCTTGAAGATGTTACGGAACACGGTCGTCTCTACCATGTCGGGGGTGATACCTTCGGGGAGGGCGTTGCTGCCGTCCTCTGAATAGACCTCGTCGGATCCGTCCGCCAGGACGAACGAGAAGCTGCCCGGGACGGGATCCCACATCACCTGATAGTCCTCCGGCACGTCCGGCGGACCGAGGCGAGGCGTGACGGAGACGTCGACATAGCCATCGAGTCGCTCCTCGTACGCCGTCTGGAGCGTGCACTTCTGGCCGTTCCACATGGCCTTCTGCAGCGACGGCGGAATGATGGCGCCATCGATCGACAGGCGGAACGTCCACTTCTGCCAGGACGCCTGAGCATTGCCCTCCGCGTCGCCGTTCCAGTCCTCGTCGACCCCGCCGCCGCCGTCGACCGGCGTGCGCTGGATGCTGACGCCGCGATCGGCGCCGATGCCGATCGGCTTGCCGTTGATCTTGAGGAGGTCCGCGGGATCGATGAAGTTCGCCATGGCGCTATCCTACTATTGACCGAAGGCGATAGAAAGGTCGCCGTTGCGGCCCGCCTGCTCCTGCCGGACACGGCCGCTCCACGACACGAAGCCGTCGGGATCCTTGGTCGTCACGCTGGTGGTCTGCGAGCCGATCGTCAGATTGATGTCGGCCTGCTTCCCGAACTGCGAGACGTAGCCCTGCGAGGCGGCGTCCTGAGCGCGCGTGTCCTTGAAGCCCTCGATCTCCGTCTGCAGAGCCTTCGCCGCCTGGTACTGCTGATAGGCTGCGTCCGCGAGCTGCCCCTCCTGCTTCGTGAAGCCGATGCGGCCGCCGTCGTCCAGCGCGCTCTTGACGGGCGCGTTGTCGATGAAGCTCTTGATGCCGCGCGGGATCTGCTCGACCGCCCCGTAGATCGACGCGCCGAACGACTGCAGCTTCGCGCTGAGGAAGTCGCGGGTGCGCCCCTCCGCATAGGCGGCATCGGCCAGCTGGTCGTAGCGGCGCACGGTATCGTTGCCGCTGCCGAGAGCCTTGATGCCGACGAACGAGGCGGCCAGGAACGCGGCGTTGCGGAACACGGCCGTCGCGATGGTCGCGGCGCCGGGCGCAGGCGGTGCGGGGGGCGGACCGCCGGGCGGCGGCGTCGGGGGCGTGGGCGGTGCCGGGGGCGGTGCGCTCGGGCGGAACAGCAGGCCGGCCAGGGCGGTGCCTGCCGAGCCGATGATCGCGTTCGTCGCGCCGCCCGTCACCTTGTTGGCGACGTACAGGGTCGCGAGAAGCCCGGACAGCTTTCCGAAGGACTCGTCGCCCACGACGCTCTTGATCGCGTCGAGCACGCTGATGATGTTCGTCGCGGCGGTCGCCATCGCGGCGGCGAACCGTCCCGCCAGCTCGACCATCACGGGAAGCGTGTTGGAAACCTGATCGGCGAAGCGTCCGATGCCCTGCCCGATGTCGATCGCGCCCTGATCCTGCGCATAGGCCGAGATCGCGTCCGGGGTCGACTGGTCCTTCGGCGTACGCTTGCGCTGGTCGCGCTCGAAACTGAATCCGGCCGACACGCCCTTCACGAAGCGCGCGATCTCCTGATAGGTCGTCACGATGCCGTTGCGGATGCGCACGTATGCGCGCTCGAAGGCGTCGGCCAGGCTCTCCGGAGTCGAGTTGAGCTTGTCGCCGATGCCGACGCCGGAGATGTACGAGATGAAGTCCTTGGCGTCGCGCTTCAGGATGGCGAACGTGCCGTTCTCGTTGAGGCGACGGTAGAACCGGCTGACGCGGTCGTAGCCGACCGCCAGCTTCTGGAATGCCACGTTGACGAGGTAGACCGCATACGACACGCCGTAGGCCAGACGCTGCGGCGACACGCCGAAGGCGCTCTGCAGCCCCTTCTGGACGCCGAAGATGCGGCCGAGCAGCTGGTCGATCTGGAATCCCAGGCCGAAGTTGATGCCACGGAAGGCGTCGACGAACTTCGCGACATACTTCGTCGTCGCGACGAACGTGCGCCCGAGGAACTTGAGCCCGCTGATCGCTGGCGGCAGGACGCTGTTCGCCAGGAAGAACAGGGTGCGGTTGTAGACGTCGATCGCGCCCGATCCGCCGCCCGAAGGACGGAAGTTGAATGCTGCCGCGAGCTGTTCCCGGACGCTGCCCGCGAATGCCTTCGTGATGTTGATCACGTCGACGTAGCCACGCACGACGGACTTCGTGTTGCGGCCGAACAGGCGTACGAAGGTCGTGTCGCCGAACGGCAGCCCGGCGGACAGGATGTTGTTGTTGCCTCCGCGCACCTGGCGGATGGCCTCGTACACGTTGCGGCTGAAGCCGATGATGGCGTTGCCGGCGGTGCGCAGCTTGCCCGTCACGGTCCGGGCCAGGCCCGCGATCGTGCCATCCTCGTTGAGAACCTTCAGCGCCTTCGACACGGCGGTCAGCGCGTCGACGACGAGCGCTGTGCCGCCGTTGCGGCCGATGGTCACGAAGGTGTTGAAGAACTGGTTCTTCAGGCGCTCGAGAGCGGCCGCCGGCCGGATGACGGACGACGAGACGTTGCCGAATTCCTTGTCGAGCTGATCGGCGAACTTCGGCAGGAAGTCCTCCGACACGACCTTGCCCTGCTTCAGCAGCTTGCCGAGCTCGGCCGTCGTCACGCCCATGGCGCGCGCCGCCAGATTGAAGGCGCCGGGCATGCGGTCGCCGATCTGGCCGCGAAGCTCTTCGGCCTGGACCGTGCCCTTCGACAGGATCTGGTTGAGGGCGCGCGCGACGCCTGCCTGATCGGCGCTGGACAGGCCGAGAGCCTGCGAGGCGCGGACGAGCGACAGGTAGATGCGTTCGGCCTCCGCGCCCTCCAGAGCCGTGCCCTTGGCCGCGATGACGAACGAGGCGAGGCCCGGCGCCAGAGCCGTGAAGGACAGGCCCAGGCGGTCGACGGTCGACGACAGCGTCGCGATCTTCTCCTGCGCAGCGGCGGCCGAGCCGGTGGCGATCTTCAGCGTGTTCTCGATGCCCGACAGGGTGTTGTCCGAATCGAAGCTCTTCTTCAGCACGAGGCCGAGGCCGCCGGTGCCGAGCGCAGTGCCGACCGCCAGGCGAGCGAAATCCCGCGCCAGCCCGCGCACGCGGTTGGCGACGCCCTCGACGGCGCCGATGCCGAAGCGGCCGAACGAGATCAGAGCGGAGCCTGCCTTCTGCACGGCCGAGTACACGACGCCGACGCCCGATGCGACGAAGCCGGCGCCCTTGCGCAGACCGGAATAGGCCAGCTCGAGGGGCTTGGTGACGAGGTTCGTCAGGCCTGACAGCTTCTTCAGCGACGGCAGACCCGGGAACAGGCTTCCGCCGCCCCCTCCGCCGCCCAGGCCGCCCCCGCCACCAGCACCGCCGGCGCGGATGGCCGCGAGGTTCTTCAGGAGGTCCTGGATGGCCGTGTTGCTGGCGACGGGGCCCATGCGCTCGAGCGACTCGCGCACCTTGTCGAGGCCGAGCGCGAACCGGTCGAGGCGCGTGCCGGAACGCGACAGCGCGGAGATCGACGTCGCGATCGCGGTGATCGCAGGGACGGAGCCGGCGAACGACGAGAACGCCGCCTGAAAGAACGGATTGTGCAGTGCGCCCGCCAGCGCGGTCAGGTTCGCAGGCAGGGTGCGCAGCGAGTCGCCCGCGCGGCCGAGTGCACGGAACGCGACGGCCAGCGCCTGAATCGTCGGCACGCCGGCGGCGAACGAGTGGAAGGCAGACAGGATGACGGGGTTGTTCAGGACACCCGCAAGGTTCTTCAGCGCAGCTCCCACGGTGTGCAGGCCCGGAGCGCTCTTGGACAGCGCGTTGAGAGCCGAGGCGGCCGAGCGCGACGACTTGCCGAGGCCCGACAGGTTGGCGGCGCCATTCGAGATGCCGGCATTGTTGAGCTCGGTCGACAGGCCCTTCAGCGCAGCGGCGGCCGTCGCGATCTGGGGCGCAGCGCTGGCGAGGGTCCTGAAGGATGCAGCCGAGGTCCGTGCGGCGCGGCCGGCGTCGCGGATGCCGGGAGCGGCCGACGACGCGGACTTGCCCATGCCGGCGACGCTCTTGGCTGCTTCCGCGATCGCGGGCGAGGCCGCGCCGAGGCGGTTGAGGCCGCGAGCGGCAGAGCTGGCGCCTTCGCCGATCGTCTTCAGGCTCTTGAGGTTCGACAGATTGACCGTCGACAGCCCGCGGAGCGCGCCGCGGGCGTCCCGGGCGGCCGACGTCACCTTCTGCAGCTCGGGAAGCGAGGCGCGGAGATTGTTGAGGCCGCCGATCTGGCCGACCTTGGTCCCGGAGAGCGCGTCGAACGCCTTCTTTGCCGAGCGGGCCGACTGCTCGACCTTGAGGAAGTCGGCCGACGCCTTGGCCGCATTCGCGGAGGCGAACAGAATGCGGATGCGGGAATCGGCCACTACTTCACTCCTCGAGCAGTTTCTGTCTCTCCTCCGGCGTCATCACGCGCTTCGACCGGCGGACCGTCTTAGGCTTCTGTTCGCCCTTCGCCGGCTGGATCTCGGGGTCGATCTCCCGGGTATCCGGCTGGCGAGAGGCGATGAACTTGTTCCATCCCTCCTCGTCGGTTCCGCCAGCCCGGACCGCGATCGCATCCTCTATCAGCATCTCGTCGCGCGCCCTGCGATACCGCCAGTAGCGCTCCATCACCATTCGAGGAGTCCAGTCGAGGGCGTCCGGATAGCCGCCCCCGGTAGGAAGCCTCAGCTGCTCTGCGCAGGTGATGTAGAATTCGAAGATGCTTTCGGGCTGCGCCTGCGCGGCGACTTGGCCTTCGTCACCGTCTTGCTGGCGCCGAGGTTTTCCTTTCCTTCCTTGGCGGCCTCGGCTTCCGCTTGGTCGAAATGGATCTTAACCAGCGGCATGCTTGCGCCGTAGATCGTGATCCACGCCGCCTCGAGCTCCATCGGAACGAGGTCGCGCGCGATCTCCGCATAGCTCTCGAATTCGGCGATGTCGAAATCGAAGCCCTCTTCCTTGGCGGTCTGCAGGGCCAAGGACATGCCGACGACGTCGGCCTGCATGCGGTAGTAGTCGTCGGTCTGGTCGAAGCCCTTGGCGAGTTCGCCCTTGGCGCCGAAGAGCACGTCGATCATCGGATGCATGTCGGCCAGGTGGCGCCACTGCACGACGTTCGGGAGCTGGATCTCTTCCGCCTCGCCACCCATCAGGATGTAGTAGCGGGGGTCCTTGACGATGCGCTGGCGAAGCCGCTCGAGCTTGGCTGCACGGGGGTTGTGAGCGGTCACGTGTATCTCCAGACAGGGTAATGGGGCCAGGCGGAATTGCCCGGCCCCGGGGTTGTACGATTACGGGGTGCCGTCGTCGCCATCGTCGCCATTGGCTGCGTCGATCGCCTCCTGGATGGCGGCCATCGTCGGCAGGTTCCGCATGCGGCCGCTGACGAACTTGGAGCTCTTCGGATCCGCGAGGACGCGCGCTTCGAAGGCCCAGCCGATCTCGCCGTCGTCGCCGGTGACTTCGGTGATGTCGCCGTTGGGGGCGATACCGACGTACCAGCGCTTGTACGAGGAACGGGCGTCGTCCTCCGCGACGGTGTGGACGGTCAGGTAGCCCGTCACCTCGTCGTAGGTGTTGAGCGCGTACTCGTCGCCGTCATCCTCGATGCACGAGAACGTGCCCTGCAGGCCCCCGACGCCGAACTTCTGAGCCTTCAGGAATTCGATGTCGCCGGAGGTGTTGATGACGTGATAGTCGACCTCCTCCTGCAGCACGGTCGCGCCGGCGGCGGTGCCGGCCTTCAGCGCGACGCCGAAGATGCCGACCTTGCCGACGTTGACGAGCTGACCGTAGGCCACCTCGGTGATGCCAGCGACGTCATCGGGCAGGGCCAGGCCCACGGCTGCGTCCTGATGGATCGCTTCCGCCGGTGCCAGGTTCTTCATCATCAGGACCGGCTTGCGCTCCTGATAGCACGTCACCGTGATGGTGTTGGTCGAGTCGGTCTTGACGCGCTTGATGACGATCCGGTTGAGCTTCTTCCGGGTCTTGCGGTCTTCGAACGTGTTGGAGATGTTGGTCGAGACGTCGGCCTCGCCCAGATCCTGGCGCTTGATGCCGAACTTGGCATCGGGGTCGAAGTCGGTGCCGCCACGGGCAACGATCAGATCCTCGTCAAGCAGTGCAAGTTCATTCGACATGGTGGTCCTCCTTACTGTGGCTGGATCGCCACGGCCGAATCATTGGCGTAGGCGCGATAGACGACGTTGACCTGGCATGCGGCACGCAGGACGATGCGCTCCTGGCTGTCTAGGCCACGATAGAAGCGCTGCTTGGCGAGCCGGAAATTGAAAGAGAGGGCGCGGAGTCCCTTGCTGTTGGCGACGCCGTTCGCGAAGTCCACCAGGACGGTGTTCTTCAGGCGATGCACTTCCGCATCGTCCGCGGCATAGAACGAGAGGAGGACGGCGACGTTGAGGTCGTGACGCATCACCGCACGCTTGGGATCGCGGCCGAGACGCTCGCCGAGGAACTCGGAATCGACGTCGGTCATCTCGAGGGCGAGGAAGCTGCCCTCATACTCCTGATCGATCTCCACGCCGCGCTCGATCAGGATCTGATCGTCGGCCAAGCCCATGCCTCGACCGACTTCCGCCAGTGCGAGCATGATCAGAGTCTGAGCGCTATCGGCCATGTGGCATTTCTACCACAGTTGCGATCCATCCTGCAACAGCGACGATCATGGTTTGGGTTCGACGACCTGACTGCACGTCCAGATGCGAAACGCCCCCTTGAGCCTTCCGTTGGTCGCAATCTTCCATGTCTGGAAGAACGCTTCGAACTCGTCTCCGATGGCGGGCTGGAGCGGAGAGTTCGGGTCCGTCTTGAACAGGGCGCCGCCGCTGTGGCCGCGCTCCTTCAGGTTCATGCCGGCGGTCGCGTTCGGCGTGCTCGGCTTCACGATCTGGAAGATGGCGGGAATGTAGACGGGATCCTGCACGCCGTCGCGGTAGAGCTCGTACGTCCGGCCGCCGAAGACGATCATGTCCGCCGCCATGGCTTCCGTGTCGGGACTGTCGATCATGTGTCTCTCCTACGAAAGAGGCCGCCGGGATCTCTCCTGGCGGCCTCCCGCGGCGCATTGCGCCTTGTGTTCCGGGGCAGTTAGATGCCCTGGACGATGATCTTCACCCGCTGGGTGGCCACGATCGGGGCGGCGGGATCGGTATTGCCCGCCTTCGCATCGATAGCGAACTTGGTGACGCCCAGCTTCGCCTGGGTGGCGGAGGGGTTGCCGAGAACCACGGTTCCGTCATTCTTGACGCAAACCTGCTGATAGGCGTCTGCATTGGCTGCGATCCCCGTAACGTCGACGACAGTCTCGATGCCGGACACGACGCCGGCGAAGGTCTTGCCCTCGACAAAGGGCTCGTCCTTCTGCGGAACGACCGCGAGGAAGCGAGACATGAAAACGGGAATCTGGTTCTTCACGCCGCCAGCCGGGACCGGCAGGGTCAGCGTGTTATCGTGGGTCGTTGCAAACATCTGACGATCTCCTCTACGTCCTTGGACGGATCAGGGGAGGCCGGAGCCTCCCCATCTCCATCAGTTGCCGGTGCCGGCGTCGGCGGCCGCTTCCTGACCATAGTTGGTCGGGCGCTCCTGGTGGCCCTTCACGATGCCGCGCTCGTTGATGATCGCGGCGCCGCGACGCTTCAGCACGCCCCAGCGGACTGCCAGGCGATCCGGAACGTCGATCGGGTAGATCTCCGCTTCGCGGTGGCCGCGCTGGTTGACCATGGTGACGCAGGCGCCGAGGTCGATGTTGTCCTGACCGAAATAGTCGAGCGGGTCGACGTAGTTGAGCACGTAGTGCTCGAACGTGCCGGCGAAGGGGTTATCCTTGCCGAACTCGGTCGGGAGGTAGGCGTTTTCCTTGGAGAGACGCGAACCGATGCCGCGCAGACCACGGCCGGTCAGCAGCTGCTTCAGGCCATAGTTGAGGAACATCACGTCGTCGCCCTCGCCCGCCTCGCGCAGCTTGCGCGCAGCCGGCTCTTCCTGAGCGCCGAGGAGATCGGTGATGATCTCGAGAGCCTCGACGTTGAGGTCATGGTCCTCCGGCATCAGGGTCAGGTTCTCGACCGTGAAGATGGTCGCGCTCACGCCCGTCTTGCCGTCCTTGCGGAAGCCGCGGATCAGCGCACGCTCGGCCAGCTTCTGGTCGTCGAGGCGGGCCGCGATGCCCATGCGGAACGGCACGTCCGTGAGGAAGCCGAGGTCGTCGTTCTCGATTGCCTCGAGCGAGAACGTGATGTCGCCACCACGCTTCTCGATGGCGACGGACGAGGTGTACTCGTCGCGCGTCATCTGCTCGAAGCCCGAGCCCTCCGGGATCGTCTTGAAGCCCGAGAGCGCGCTCGCGGACACGATGTTCACCTCGCGGAAGTCGCGGACCTCCTTCTCGCCAGTCCAGAACTGGAAGTTGGTGCGCGACGCCGCCTTGAGGTAGCCGTCATCGTGCACGCGCTGGAAGCCGCGCGCCAGGTGCTCGGGGAAGTCGGACGTGGTGTGCATACCACGCATGACGACCGCGAGCTTCAGGACCTCGCGCGAGGTCATCTTCGCGAGCTGGCGCTTGTCGACCATCGGGTGGTTGCTGAGGCAGAACCGGGCGACGTCGACGACCTTGTCCTGCATGTAGGGGCGATAGCGCTCGCCAACCTCGTCGGCCTTCATCATGCCGTTGCGGTAGCGGGCCATCATGCTCATGGCGATGCCGCGGTCCTCGTGCACGCGGTCGAGCGGGGAGAGATGGTCGCCAGGCGCGAACTGGATGCGCGGCAGCAGCGGCGAAGGGCCACGGCCAGCATCCTGATCGTCCTTGTCGGCCTTCATCTCGGCTTCGAAGCACATGCTCATGAAGGTATCGGCGGCCGTCATCTCGGCGATCGCCTTATTCTTCAGGTCTGCGATGTTCTCGACCTTGTCGCCGAACTTCTCGGCGATCATGTTGATCTTGTTGCAGCGATCGGTGTTCGCGGCAACCTGAGCAGCAGTCATCGTCGGAAGGGTCGAAGCGGTCGTGTCGACGGCCTTGCCGTCCTTGGAGGCGTCGCCCCCGCCGGTCGTGGTATCGGGCACCTTGGAGTCTCCTGCTTTTGCGGGGGGTGGATTCTTCGCGTCCGCCATCATCTGGACGGGGTTCACGAGAATGATGTCGGGGTGATCAACCGGAACGTTCTTCAGTCCCGACATGAGGGTCACGTCGATCGGAACCACCGGCTTCTTCGCCTGCATGGTCGCGTCGACCGGATCGGAGATGCTATCGACGAAGCCGAGCTCGAGAGCCTTCTCGGCGTCCATCCACGTGGTCGCGTCCATCATGGAGGCGACGGCCTCGGGGGTCTGCTTGGACCGCGCCGAATAGATGGAGATCGCCTGCTTGGCGACGACGTCGAGGGCTGCGGCCTGCTCGCGCATCTCGCGCGCGCCGCCGATGCAGATGCTCGAGGGGTTGTGTATCATGATCATGCCGGCCGGGCCGATGCTGATCGTGGTGCCCACCATGGCGATCTCGGAAGCCATCGAAGCGGCCAGGCCGTCGATCATGACTTCGATCCTGCGTCCCGAAGCCTCTGCGGCGCGGAGCAGATTGTAGATCGCGACGCCCGTCATGACATCGCCGCCCACGGAGTGGATTCGGAGACGGAAGTCGCCGGACGGATTGTCGTCGAGGAACTGGCGCACGGCATTCACGCCGCAGCCCGCCTCGTCGTCTCCGATCAGCCCATAGAGCCAGAGCTCATTCATGCGGGTTCCCCTGCCATGTGGCATTTCTACCACAGTCCCGATCTATCCTGCAAGTGGGCATGTGTCCCGTTTGCATCAGTCGTCGACCTGATTGCCACGGCCGCCGCCGGCGGACCCCGGATTCGGCTTCTGCGCCGCGTCCTCGGCCGCCTGCTCGTCGGCCGCGGCCTGGTCCATCTGCGCCTGGATCTGGGGCGAGATGGAGAACGGCAGCGCGGCAGATCCTTCCGCCGGCATGGCGCCTTCCGAGGCCAGCCACTTCCGGTTCGCCTTGATCGCGGCCTTCAGCTCCTCGGGATCGCGCCCGAGCATCTGCACGGCCTCCTCATACGAGATGAGACGGTTCGCCAGCATCGTGACGATGATGCGAATGTCCTTGTCGGCCTGGGTCGAGGCCATCTTGTTGCCGAAAACCGTGTATTCCATCTCGTCGGCGTTCTCGGCCCATCCGCCATTGCGGATGCCCATCGAATTGCCGGCGTTTATGAAATTGCGCGCCGTGATGTTGGCGACGCGGTTGATCACGATCTCCTGAAGGCTCTCGACGTCGTTCCGGAACGGCATGACGATGTTGTTCATGCTCGACATGTTCGCATCGGCGGCGTCCTGAGACAGCCAGGGACCGGGCACGCCATAGCACTGAGCGATGCCGCGCTCGAGGATCTTCCACATCGGCGCGAAGTCGCTCGACTGCCCCATCTCGCGCGTGTGAATGTCCATGCCCGGAAGCAGCACCGGCGTCGAACCGGGGTTCGACATGACGTCGTTGACGAACTGGAACATCTCCATCCAGCTCGGCATGCTGCCGTCGAACTCGGGCACAGAGGCAGGCTGCAGCAGCTGGCCGGTGGCCTCGTCATAGGCCGGGCCGTCAGCGCCTTCCGGAGCGACAGGGGGCGCAATGGGGCTCATCATCCGCGGGGTTGCGGGGATGGCTCCGGTGGTGACGTACCGCGATTCGCTCGACTCGAGACGCATGCGGTCGACGCGCAGGCCGCGCACGTCCGCTGCGTCGAGGGCGAGGTCGAGGGCCATGGCGCCAGGGTTGTTCACGCCGCGCGTCATGTTCGCCGCCTCGCCGAGGAACAGCAGCTCGAGCTGGCGGCCGATCTTGGGATCGTCCCACGCGACGTATTCCGGCTCCGACCATCCGTCGTTCGGGTGACGCGGGTGGAACCAGCAGCCGATAGGGGCGCCGTAGCGGTTGCGATCGATGCCGTCGGCCACGTAGCCGTTCGGGACCTGCGACTGCAAGTGCATCAGCGTCGAGATGTGGTCCGTCTGATAGACGTTCATCGCCAGCGGCACGGCACGGTTGTCCAGAGGACGGAACCAGCGCACGAGGGCCTCGCCTTCCGCCTTCACGGTGCGGACCGTCTGCTGATCGATCTCCTGCAGCGTCAGGTGGCGCATGATGTGGGCCTCGTTCGAGAACGCCCACTGATTCCACTTCTTCGTGAACTGCTTCGCCCGCGTCTTGGGCCGGAACTTGTAATTCAGGCCGTTGGCGATCGTGAAGAGCACCCACAGGTTGATGGCCTGCTGCGCCATCGCGTTGCGCTGATACAGCATACGGCCTTCCGCGCGGCGCTCCGCGACTGCCAGCATGCGCTCGCGCGGACCGATGTTGCCCAGGCGGTGGATCCGGCCGCGGCCCATGGTCCCGTCGACGTCGACGTCGAGGCCGGGCGAGTACATCGATGCCAGGGAGCGCATCTTGCGCCACTGCATCAGCTTGTCCGTCCAGACCTTCGCCATGTCGATCATCTGGGGCGACGGACTGGCGACTGCCGGCACGTTCGCGACGATCTCCTGCAGGACGGCCTCCGGACTGTCCTCGACGGGGGTGGCGCGCCCCATCTCCACGGTGATTCCGCGGAGCTGATCCCCCATGCGCTGCCAGATGCCCATCAGATCTTCCTCGCGAGACGGCGCGGGATGGAGAACACGCGCGCATTGCGCGCCGCGTTATGGTTGTCGGCCGCGATCTGGTCAGCGACACTGGTCACCTTGCGGCGGATCGTGTCTCCGTCCGTGGTGATGGACTCCACCTGATCGGTCCTGATCGGCGTATCGGCCACTCGCGCCCCCTAGAAGCGTGGGACCGGGCGGCGAGGCCGCACCGGAGCCCGGTTGTTACGAGGCACGACCGGGTAGGCCCTGCGCTGTGGCAGATTTACCACAGGTCGAGGCGCTCCGTCTACATTGCTGGATGAGTTGTCGCCGGATACGGCCTTCCTCATCGCCTTCAGCGATTCCATGGACGTCCGCGTCGCCACGATCTCCTCCTCGGAGGGAAGATACGGGATCCGCTTCATGTCGGCCTCGCGATCGATCGTCGTGCCATGGATGTATTCGAACGCGTAGGACGCCGCCAGGGCGTAGACGCGCGTGTCGAGCGCCTCGTTGCGGCGGTGGCCCTTCTTCTTCTCCCATCCGATCTTGCCGCTCTCCGGATCGATCACCTTCTGCTCCGAAGTCAGCGACTTGAGGAACTCGAGGCGGACGTCGGCCGGAAAATGGCAGTAGCCAGGCTGCGGATCGGGCCCGACGACGAGCCAGTCCATCACCTGCATCTTCGCCTGCACGGTTCCGACATAGTAGACGGACTTGCCGAAGGCGCCGCGTGGATCGAAGATGTCCTTCAGGTCGTCGACGCGGCCGTCGTTGCGGGCGCCGGCGATCGGAAGGATGTTGCGGTGCATGCGCTCGAGGCAGAAGCGCTTCGCGCGCTCCGTGCCCGCGAATCCGTCGTCCTCCACGCCGAAGCCGCCGCCGGTGTCGACGCACGTCACTTCGATCTTCATCGGTCGGCCGCTCTTCGTGTACCAGACGCTCTTCGCGAGGAAGTTGTCGAGCTGCACCCACGGCGCATCCATCAGCGTCGAGCCGTTGAACTCGCCTTCGGTGACGAGCCAGGACTCGCGCCCGCGCCCCCATGCCACGACCTGGTAGGAGAGATAGTTCTTCTGGCGGTCGACGCCGCACGTCAGGAACACTGCGCGATCGTTGAGCTGATGGCTCGTGTACGCCTCGCGCCGGCCGAGGAGCTGCGTGAAGTCGATGTCGACGACGCGGCTGCCGCTGTAGGGCAGCGCCAGCGTGTTGTTCATGAAGGACTGCCACGCCTTCGGGCCCGCCTTCCCGTTCACGAAGTCGGACGCCATGTCGTCGACCTCGATGAGCTGAGACTGAGCGTGCCAGCCGTGATAGCCGATGTCGCGGTTGGTCACCGCGGATCCGGGGAGATCCTCGATCGCCGGCTCGCGGACGCTCTTGCACTCATGGTTGAGCGATCCGTCCTCGTTCCGGTGGTGCCGGCACATGACGTAGCCCACGCCGTCGTAGTGGTCGTGGTTCCACAGGTCCTTCGGGTGCATCTCCTTGAGGAGCTGCAGAGGGTCCTGCTCCTCGCCGCAGCACGTGAACGGCTTGGTCTGGCGCATGACGCCGGCGCGCAAGGCCCGCTTGCGCTGCGGATCGCTGAAGGGTTCGTCGCAACCCTGGCAGTGCATGCGCAGCGTTCCCGGGATGGCCTTGCCGGTCGCGTCCTCCTTCCAGCGGACGTAGCGGTCCTCCATCTCCTCCTCGGGACGGGGATCGTCGGACCAGCGGAACGCCTGCTCGACGCCGCAGTGCGGGCATTCCACGAAGTAGCGACGGATGTCGCTGTTCATGAGGAAGCCCCAGATGCGGCCCTTCTCCGTCGTCGGGGTGCACGAGCGGTAGGAGAGGCCGAGATCCTTGAACGTGACGGCGCGCTTGTCGGCCAGGTCGACGAAGTCGCCGCCCTTGCCCGGCAGCGGCTTGTCGATCTCGTCGAGCAGCACGATCCGGATCGTCTTGCCGGCCAGACGGCGGTCGGAGCCGGCGATCGTCTGGATGCCGAGGAAGCCCGGCCCCATCTTGATGCCGAGGTCGTTCTTCGTCAGCCGCCCCTTCAGCGACGGCATGTTCTCGATCATCTTGTCGAGCTTGCCGTAGACGAACTCCTTCAGCGACTGATCGTCCGGCATGACGATCATCACCGTCGTCGGGTCGATCACCGCGAAGTAGGCGTAGATGCACTCGATGATGAAGGTCTTGCACATCTGCGGCGACATGCAGACGCTGATCGTCCGCACGCCCGGCTCGTGCACGGCCAGGAGGATGGAGCGCGCGATCTCCTGCTTGGAGATCTTGACGGGACCGGGGGTCAGACCGTTCTCCGGCGGCAGCTTGCGCCCGATCTGGCGATCTTCGATGAAGTCCGGGATCCGCATCTGCGGCGTCGGCTTCACGATATCCTGGATGTTCTGGCGCCACTTGCGCATCGTCGGCTCGAGGAGCGCGTCCTTGCCCTGCTCGTACAGGTGCTCGAACAGCTTCACCGTCTCCTCGCGCTGCGCCAGGGACAGCAGCTGCTCGCGGAGCGACGGGAAGCGCGCCCGGCGGGGAAGCTGCTCGATACGGCGACGGAAGCCCTCGCGGAGCCTCTCGCGGCGCTCAGCCTCGAGCCGCTGCACCGTCATCTGGCGCGTCGTCGCGGCCATCAGTCGTCGTCTTCCATGAACGCCGCCAGACGACTGGCCTGGTCGCTCGCCTTCGCCTTGGCCGTCTTCCGGATCTCGTCCTCGTCATCGGCGATCAGCTCGTCGGCATAGTCCTCGAGCTCCTTCGGCACCTCCTCGTCGAAGCCGTTCACGATACGGTCCGCGTTGAGGAATTCGGCCAGAGTATCGCACGCCGAGCGGACGATCGCGCGCCGTTCGGAGCGCTTGATCTCGCAGCCGCCGCACGTGCACGACATCGCGAGCTCGAGCTCCTCGTCCAGCGTGTCGGGGAGCATGCGCAGGATCGACATCATACGCCCGAGCATCACCGACTGATTGCCGGTGACGGAATCCACCGGAATGAACTCGCTGCGCCGGCGCACCGTCTTCTCGGATACCTCGAGCAGATCGTGGAAGCGGATCTGCGCATCGATGTCCGCCTTCGACATCTGCCCGTTGAGGACGTTCGCCATCCTCTCGCCGTTCCGGCCCTGCTCCTCCGCCTTCTGCTCGCGCCAGGCGAGCACCTTGCCAAGGTTGACGCCGGAAGCCTCGATGCCGGGACAGCCGTTCTGCTTCCATACGTGCAGCGTCCCGCGCGTGATGCCGATCGCCGCCGCCGCCTCGCCCTGGTTCATGATCGTCGCGGCCTCGACCTTCCGCCGCGCCGATCCGCCGGCCGCCTTGAGGCCCGCGGTAGGCTTGCCGGTGTTCACGGGAGGCGGCACAGGTGCCGGCGTCACCGCCACGGTCTGCACTGGAGTTCGACGAGTAGGACTGCCCATAGCCTCTCATGATAGCCGCGAATGCGTCATCCGGAAAGAGTCAGAGTCGAACCTCTTCCGGGAAGCGCCGATAGTGCTCCTCCAGACCCTCCGGAATGTCGATCATGTCATGACGGACCGGACGCCGCTCGAACGGCACGACGGTGGCCGTAGGACGCTCGTCAGCGGCAGCTGCCGGCGTCGGGGGTGCCGACGGCTCCTGCGCCTTCCCGCGCGGCCCTGTCGGCTTCCTGTCGCGCTTCGGCGACGTGGGGAGCGGCTCCTTGCCGTATTCGGCCGCGCGATCGGGCGGGTAGATCGACGGCAGCTTCGGCAGCTTCACCGGCTTGCCGCCCCATTCCGTCCATGCGTTGCTGGCGACGATCCTCGTGCCCATCATGTCCGCCGGGTGCGACGTCAGAAGCCACGTCCGGCCATAGCCCTTCGCGATCAGCGCCGGATCGCCCGTGCGCCACGTCTCGACGAGGAAGCCCTTGTCGATCAGCTCCTGAAACGCCGCCACGATGGTGTTCTGCTTCTGGACCTGCGTGTGACGCCTCGCGTCCGCGATCGTGTACATGATCCATCCGTTGTTCCGGAAGCCGCTGTGCCTCGCCTCGATCTGCTCGTAGATCGCCCGAGACAGCAGCGAGAGCGAGCAGTACACGTCGCTCTTCTTCAGATCCTTGAGGCAGCTGTAGAAGCTCCCCGCCTCGTAGCCCAGCTTCATGCCGCCTCTCCGACCAGGTCCGCGAGGTGATCCCGGTTCTCCGTCATCCGCTGATGCAGAGCCTCTACCAGGAACGCCGCGACCTCGTCGGGAATGTCCTTCTCGCCTCTCAGCATGGCCTCGAAGTCGCGCGGACGGATCCGCAGCTTCCGGCCGAGCCGCTCGTACCAGTGGTTCCCGTACAGGAACCTCGCCTTCGTCTGAAGCTGGATGGGGGTGATGGAGCCTGAGCTCATTGCCTTGCCTTTCCCGTCACCGGCACACGCCGGGGATACGCAGCCGACTGCCGGCTGGTGATCTCAATATTACGCATAACGGGCATGACGTCAATAGGCGTGCGAGCCGGTAACCTGAGGTTACTGGAGCCGGTAACCTGAGGTTATCGGCTCTCTCGTACGAGGTCGTTTTTCACGCATCGAAAAGGGCGTGCGAGCCGGTAACCTGAGGTTACGCATATAGTAGATATAGTACTGTCGCTATGTGCCCTGCTGTATGGGTATCAGAGACTCCCTCCTGTCATGTACGTACCGTAGTCGTTCAACCGACACCGTCCCGGGCACCTCATGGTCGCGGGCGCAACCGCTGCGCGGGAGGAGAAGCGGTAGGGCGGTGGCCTCGACGCGACGGGCCTGGCCGGGCTGTCTGTCCGATGGCGTCGGCGGCGACTCGACATATAGGCTGGGGCAGAGGGGCGACAGCCCCGCCGGACGCCTCGAGGATCGGAGGGAGAACCTAGCACCCCCGGGGGTCCGCGGTACGCCCCGGCTCCGCGCCCAATACGCGAGCGCCCTGAGAGCGCGGCTCACGCGACACGCCGAGCCAGCGCCAGCCTACAGAAACCGCGTCGCCACGGCGCACGCTGAGAGATCACCATCGCAGCGCCACGCCTCAACACAGCGGCTGCGACAGGGAGCGATTGCATGCAACTGCGCATCCATGCCACCCCCGCACCGCGTCGACATCCCGACACTCAGACACGTCGAAATGTAGACATGTAGACACCTCGACACGTCGACGCAGGACGAACGAAAGCCCCGCACCCTGGGTAGGGGCGGGGCGATCGAAGCGCGGCGGGGGGCGTGCGGGGCTAGTCGGCGGGGCGGACGTGCAGGGCGGCAAGGACGTCCATGAGGGCGGCCACGGGGCCGGGGATGGCCCGGTCGCCCGCTTCGTAGCGGCGGATGGCCCGACCGCCCTCTAGGCGGAGCGTGGCGGCCATCTCGTCGGCGGTCATCCGAAGGGCGGTGCGGATCTCGCGGAAGCGTTCAGGCGTCATCGTCATTCTCCATTGATAGGGCATAGCCCTCGGCGTTGAGGCGGTAGGACTCGGCGAACCATTCGAGGTCCGCCTCGTCGAGGGAGTCGAAGTCGGAGTCGGTCATCTCAGATCGTCCAGGGGAGCACGTCCTCGAGGCGGGCCTCGTTGCGTGCGGACTGAGCCTGGATCCCCTGCAGGACGGCGCGGAGCGCCTTGCCAACGGCCTTGTTGTCGTCGGTGGTGAAGCCGTGCGGGCCGGGCAGCATGTTCGCTTTGATCATGTTGCTGATCTCCGCCTGCTGGAAGTCGAGGGCGTTGCGGATGCCATAGCACTCGTGCGCGACGACGCAGGCTGCCTCGGGCGTGCCGTACTTGTTCGTTTCGGTGATCATCTTCAGTCTCCTGCGGTAGCGGCCTATCCGCTTCCGATAAGTTGATAATAGGTCCGATGGCCCTAACCGTCAAGTGAAAAGTTAGGGCCTATCGATTTTTATTCGCCGCGCTCGGCGCGGATCGCGGCGCGCTCTGCCTCGACGGCCACGTCGGCGTTGTCGAAGGCCAGCTCGGCGGCCTTGAGGCACTCGGCCGGGAAGGTACGGGCGAGGTCGAAGAACTTGATGGAGGCCGAGAATTCGGCGTTGCCGGGGGTGTTGAGGAACTCGGCGAGGAAGGCGGGGCGGCGCAGGGCCTCCTGCATCCGCTCGACGTTGAGGCGGGCCTCGGCGCGGGCGGCGCGGGGGTAGCTGCCGAACCGGCCGAGGTTGAACTCGTAGTCGGCCGACTCGATGACCGAGTCCCATGCGGCGGCGTCGATCTCGGCGTCGGTAACGCCGTTCGAGTAGAGCTGCGGGGCGTCCTGGCGTGCGATGGAGATCATGATTGCTAGTCCTTCGTTCGGGGCGGCGGCTCATCCGCGCCCTGTAGTTGTAATATGGGGCCAACGGCCCTAACCGTCAATCGAAAAGTTAGGGCCATCGCGATTTATTTAGGCCGCTCGGCCGTATCGTTCGCGGAAGGCGTCGGCGAGCGCCAGGGCGGCCGGCTTGCGTGGCATAAATGGCACACTCGGCACCTTGTCGGCTGGCGGGACGACGCGGCGCTCGGCGCGCTCCCGGTCGCGGCGGGCCTCGGCCTCGGCGATCGCGGAGACGTGCAGGAAGGTCCGCTCGATGTGCGGAGCGGCGCCGGGACGGTCGGCAAGCCATGCATGCATCTCGGCGGCGTCGGCGAAGTCCGGGACGACCTCGAGCGCCGGGAGATCGCGGACGGGCTGCTCTTCGACGACGGCTTCGATCGCGCCGAACTCGACGACCGGACGGGCGTCCTCGGCGTCGCAGGCCTCGACGAACTCGGCGAAGCCGAGCACCGTGTCGAGCGGCGAGACCTCGGCGGCCTCGCCCATCTCGAGCGCGCGCGCCTGGCGGATCGCGACGAGGTCCGGCTCGACCTCGTCGACTTCGACCGCCGGGGCCTCGAAGAGCTCGGGCTCCGACTCGTCGACCGTGGCGGCCGGGACGACCGGGCGGCCGAGCTTCGTCATCGCCGAGTAGTAGGCCGAGACGGCGCGGTAGTGCCAGGCCTTGAGCGCCTCGCCATAGTTGCGGTCGATCGTAAGCCCCACGAGCCGCTGCACCTCGCTGGCGGCCCATTCGGCCTCGCGCTCGAGGATCGTATCGGTCGACAGCTTGCCGAGCCGGTCGCCCTTGAGCATGGCCGCATAGGCCTTGCCGGGCTTGCGCGCCATGGTGCAGGGGACGCCGCCGACCTTGACGGTGACGGTCTTCGGAGCCTTGTTCGAACGTGCCATGGTAGTATCTCCAGTATCGCCGGGCGGCCATTCCGTCCCGACAACTGCAATATGGGGCCAATGGCCCTATCTGTAAAGCGTTATTTTAGGGCCGTTGGCGATTTTTTCGCGTCGCAGGGCGTTTTTTTCGACTGTGGCCGATTTGTCACCGTGTTGTAGCGGTGCCACATGCGTGACTTTAGTGCCACATGGGCAGGGCCGCTCGACCGGTCCGGGTCGCAACCCCCTGTCGGGGAGGACGCCGGTTGTCCGGGCGGATCGCGCCGAGTCGCGGACGGGCTCCGGCAGAGGGGCTTCGCCCTTACGAAACCATCCGGACCCCTCCAGCCCGCCCGACGCGGCCCCGTGGACGCGCCGCCCGCACGACCGCACCCACGGGACCGCCCCCGCGAAACCATCCGGTCCCCGCCGCAGGCTTGCGCCCCTGGGAACCATCCGGTCCCCGGAAAACCATCCGGCCATCGTGGATCCATCCGGTCCCCGTCTGCGGACCCATCCGGTCTCCGGCGGAGCATCCGGTCCTCGCCGGGGCCATCCCTCATTATTTCCACAATTCAGTGCACGTCGGGGATTGACGGACCCATCCGGTCATCATAGAACGGTAGTCACCGAGGGCGCTGGTGCCCTTGGCGTATTCACGGGAAGAGGCACATGTCTCGATTTCAGGAACTCAGGGACCGGGCCGCACGGCAGGTCCTCGAAGCCATCCGGTCCTCGGATGCAGAGGCCATGGAGCTGGCCGGCAGGAAGCTCTGGTACGTCGGCGTCGGCGCCGAGGTCGTCCACGCGGTCGACGGCCACATGATCGTGGCGAGCGCGAACGACGTGAAGGCATGGGAGATCCCGGCATGATCCGCTTCTCCCACATCGTGACGCCGGGCGTCGTCTACCACGCCGAGCTCGAGGGCGAGCTGCTCCCGCATCCGCAGGCCACGCTGGCAGAGCGCGAGGCCATGAACATGTTCGACGAGGACGAGGTCGCGCTGACGGCGATGCAGCTCCTCTGGAACGCCGAGGTCGGCCGTGGCCGGATCTTCGTGCACGATCTCCACATCCCCAGGGTCAAGGATCGCGAGGGCGTCTGCGAGGTCGTTCCGTTCCCCGTCCCGACGCGCTTCGCCCATGGCGGCAAGCATGACAGCCGGGAGGCTCTGCGGGGCACGTGGGCCCTGCTGCGCGAGACGGGATCGCTCTCGGCGACGGCGCGGGCCATCGGCATCAGCGTCTCGACCGTGCGGGCCCGGATCATCCGGCATCGCATGGCGTGCCTGCGGGATCTCGGCATGCCGGTCCCGTCGTTCGAGGAGCTGCTCGCTTCGGCGTTCTGGGCTCCGCTCCTCCGTGACTACAGGAAGGCCGCGTGATGGGCGCTATGTTTCTCTTCATCCTGATTGGGGCGGGCGTGTCCTTCCTCGTGGCGGAGCGGGGCTGGATGCGGCTCGTGGCGGTGGTCGGCTGGATGCTGATCGGCGTCGTGGTTCTCGGGGCGTTCTGCGGCGATCTGGCGATCGTGGCCGGGGCGGTGACGACGATGGCGGGGGCCGGTGCCCTCGCCGTGGCGATGCGGACGGGTGTCCGCGAGGAGGTGGTACGGTGAGCGATAACGGAATCCTGATCGTGACCATGATCATGCAGGCGATCGTCACTACGGTGGTCTGGCTGGCCGCATGGATCCTGATCGGACACGTGCCGAGCATGGGGGATTCCGTGCTGATCGGCGTGGTGTGCGGGATCATGACCTCGGTCGTGGTCTTCGCCATTGGAAAGAGGGTGCGCTGATGTTGATCATTTTCGTTTCCGGGCTGGTGCTCGGCTCGCTCGGCGGAGGTGTCGCCGGATGGTGGATCAAGGGACAGGAGGACAGGTGATGGACGGAAGGGAAATGCTGCTCAAGGCATTGGAAGAGCAGCGCGAGATCGAAGCCAACGAGACGCGGATCACCAAGCTGCGCAACAGGCTCGCCATTCTAAATGCGATCGGCGACGTGATGATGTGGGCTCTGGCGGCAATGGCTATCCTAGGCGCGAGCCTCTCGGAGTTCGGCAGCACGAAGCAGTTCGCATTCCTTGCATGGGCCGGGATCGACCTGCTGGCGATCATCGCGAGCCGCAAGGAGAAGGGCGAATGAACCGCCGCGATCGCCGCGCCGCGAAGGGGCAGGACGGATTCGATCCGGCCACGAAGGGCGAGCTGGTGCTAGTGACCGAGGTCATCGTGTCCAAGCTGACGCACAGGCCACTGTCAGACCGCGAGCTCGACATCGTGACGCAGGCGGTGACGCTGGCGTACATCATGGGCATCTCGGGCACCCGTCCGACTGCCGAGCAGATCGAGGACGCTCGCGTCCGGGCCGGTGCCGAATGACGCTGCTCTGGATCGCCCTGGCCGCCTATGTGGTGGTGGTAGTTCTCGGGATCTCGCTGTGCCGTGCGGCGGCGCCGGCGTCGTGGGAGCAGGAGGCGGAGGACGAGCGCCAGGAGGCCGCTCTGCGGGCATGGAAGGAGGAGCAGGAGAAGTGAGACGCTCTCTGGCGAGGACGCCGAAGACTGCCAGGAAGGTCGAGCCCCTCGAGGACGTAATCGCGGAGGCGATGACGGAGGGGCTCGGCGACGAGGCGAACTGGTGGCCCGATGCGCGCGTGGCGCTCGAGGTCGCCGAACAGATCCGGGACGCGATCCTGCGGGCCGGATACACCATCGAACTGGAGAACTGACATGGCGAAGAAGGACTATCGCAAGGGCTACGAGATCGAGACGGTCCCGATGCCCATCCATACGGCGGACGACCTCGAGGGGTATCTGGCCGTCGAGCGCAAGACGGCGTCGCAGCTGGTCGCCGAGGGCTGGCCGGAGGCGGCCGAGGAGTTCGACGAGGCGAAGCACGAGGCGGCGCTGATCGACGAGATCGCGTCGGCGGACGAGACGGGTCAGGATCATCCGGCCAGCGCCATCGTCGACGAGAACGGCTCGACGATGGCCGACGTCGGCACGCAGGACCATCCGGTCGAGGGCGAGGTGACGACGGACGAGTACGTGCAGGTCGCGGCGTCGGCGGCGCCGATGGGCAGCGGGCAGGTACTGTTCGAGGTCCGGGACTATACCGGCATGTCGAACGGCTTCGCGTCGGTGCGCTTCGTCCACGAGCAGTGCGGCATCCCGCTCGAGCTGATCCACCGGTTCGGCAAGACGTATCCGGAACAGGCCGAGCATCAGGGCGCCGAAGACGAGATCGTCGACCGCGTGCACCTGGCAGGCGTGGTCGAGTACGCGCGCCAGACGTCGCTCGAGAAGGGCTTCCGCGAGGGCACCATCAAGGGGCTGAGCGATGGGATGGCCGAGGCGTTCGCTCAGCAGGAGGCCGGGCTCGAGGAGATGGTCCCGCTCGAGTATGCGGCGCGGATCGTCGGCGTGCAGCCAGAGGAGATGTATCGGCTCATCGAGCAGGCCGGCAAGGCTCTGGAGATGGCCGTGGAGCGCGGAGAGGACTGGTACGACGGCGAGGATGCCGTTCCCGGCCCCATCGAGGCGGTGCACCTGCCGAAGCTGATCGCGCACCTGACCGGTTCCATGATCAGCCAGGCCGTGGCGCAGCAGGCCGAGAGCCTGACGAGGGATCACCGCCGGGCGGCGGCCGAGGTGCGGCAGCAGGCCGTCGCGGACGCTCTGGAGGATCAGCGGGCGCAGGCGCTCAACATCGCCCTCAACGGGTGGGCGGGCACGACGCCGGGCGAGCGTCTGATGATGGCGCTGGCGATCTCGGGCAAGCTCCCGGACTGGATCGCGGTCGACGCCAGGCTGGCGCCGCACCACGTCCGCATGGCGGTCGATACGGTCGAGGCCGTGGCGTTCGCCGATGCCGCGGTCTGGTCCATGCTGGCGCAGGCGCTGGGCGTCGACGTGGCGGCGCTGGTCGGCGACGAGACGGGCGGCATCGTGCGCACGCCGGCTGTCCGCCAGGAAGCCGCTGACGAGGAGGGCATGTGATGGGCAAGACTGGCTTTATGGGCGTCAGCGGCGGCGAATTCTCCGGGATCAAGAGGGTCCCGGAGAACTCCAAGCCGAAGCGCGAGCCTTCGCCGCCGGCACCGAGTCGGAAGGAGCAGCACAGGGCGAAGATGTTCACGAAGAAGATGCGCCGGGCGACGCAGGAGGTCGCCAGCCGCATGGCGCCGGGGCAGCTCGAGTTCGAGGTCGACCACAAGCTGCAGGCCCGCATCCGTGCCAAGCTCCGCGAGATCCGCGAGCGCGAGGCGGCGGGCGAGAAGGTCGACCGGCAGAAGGAAGCGGAGGAGTTCGAGGCATGAAGGCGATCAGATGGAGCGGTGAGGGCGACACGTACGTCGGCCCGTTCACCTTCGCATGGGAGAAGGGTCTGCAGTTCGCGGTCATGCTCGGCTCCGGGGACGCGGACGACTATCCGGGCGCCAGACTGCGCGTCCGCATCGGGCACCTGACGGCGATCGTCGCCCTGCCGGACTGGCTTCCCGGCAGGTTCCTGAGGCCGTGGAAGCACTGGGTCGACACATCGCAGTACGCATGGAACGAGAACCGCCTCGCGACGCAGCAGGGCTACTGGGAAGTGCACGAGCGCGAGTACGGCTTCACGACCTTCGAGGGCTCTCTGCACGTCCACTACGGGCCGCAGACGCACGACAGCACCACGACGAAGAGCAAGGTCTGGTTCTATCCGTGGCGCGAGACGAAGCTGATCCGGCACAGCTGGTTCGGCCAGGACGGCAAGCATGTCGTCACGATGGATCTCGGCCGCGGGCCGAAGTCGGATCCGCTGAAGCAGATCGATCTCGAGAGGAAGATCCGCGACGTCGTGCCGGCGCCGCGCTTCGTGTTCCGGGACTTCGACGGCGAGATGCTCGTCGCGACGACGCAGCTCGAGGAGATGGAGTGGCAGTACGGCACGAAGCGCTGGAGCTGGCTCCGTCACTTCCGGCGCAACCGTATCCGTCGTTCGCTGGACCTCAGCTTCTCTGGCGAGGTCGGACGCCGCAAGGGCTCATGGAAGGGCGGCACCGTCGGCCATTCCATCGAGCTGCGGCCGGGAGAACTGCACGAGTCCGGATTCCACCGCTACTGCATCGAGAACGGCCTCGAATACATGGGAGCCGACGTATGATCGACGAGACGCTCAACCTCCGGGACGCCCGCGCGAAGTTCGAACGCGAGTATCTCCTGCACCATCTGGAGCGTCTCGACGACAACATGACGCACGTCGCCAAGTTCATCGGCATGAACCGGGCGGCGCTGGCGCGGAAGCTGAAGGATCTCGGCATCGTCCGACGCCCTCTGCACTGCGGCCGGTTCTACTATCCGAAGGGGAACGACAAGTGAACAAGACCAAGACCAAGGCCCGAGCGCGGCTCTCCGATCTCGTCGAGGAGCGTCCGGACCTGACGCTCGCCTCGCAGCTGCAGGTGGAGCGCGAGAACCTGCCCGAGCACCGCGGCAGCGTGCTGGGCTACACGCTGTTCTCCATGGGCTTCGATCCCATGCAGGACGGTCCGGAGATCCTGGGCGTCTCGACGACGGGGATCTCGCGCATCCTGACCGGGCAGCGTCCGACGCCGATCGCCCTCATGCGTCGCCTCGAGCCGCTCGTCGACGCCCTGCAGCGCAACCCGGCCTATCTGCCGAGCGGCACGCCGGTCCCGTTCCTGTGCAATGCGCGCGACTGGCTCGTCGACTCGCCCCTGGTGCGCATGAGCGCCATCGGCCACGCCGATCCGCGCATGCTTGTCCATCCGAGCAAGATGGAGCGCGTGATGGCGATGACGGGATTCGATCCGGCCTTCGACGCGCTGGCCGATGCGGACGACCGCGACGACTGGCCGCAGGACAGCGCCGGCATGTGGGGCGCGTGCTGCAATGTCGTCGGCTGGTCGAGGTCGGATGTCGCGGAGGCTCTGGCCATCACGATCACGCAGGCCCGTCGCATGATCGACTCGACGGCGGCGGCGGAGCCGAAGCACTGGCGCAAGCTGTTCTCGGCCTATGACGCGCTGGTGGCCGACGAGACGTCGCCGGTGGGCGTTGGCATCCGGTGGGCGCGTGCGGTGGCGGCGCGGACCCGGTCCGACGTCGGGCGGCTCAAGGACCGCTGGATGCGCCGAGAGGACATCGAGACGGCATACGCAATCGGCGACGGCGTGCCCGTGCTGTTCGCTGACGATGATCAGGGCGAGGAGTGATGACGATGGACATCAATGGACTGAAGCGGCTGTCCGCTCAGGTGGCGCAGACCGACGATCGGGCTGCCGACGAGATCACGGTGAGCGCCGAGCTCGTCGCGACGTATGGCAAGACGACGCTGGCACATCTGCAGATGCTGGTTCAGCAGCATCCGGCGATCGCGGCGACGTCGCTCGGCTTCGAGAGCACGCATGTCGTGGAAGGCGACTGGGGCTTCCGCCTCATGCCGTTCCTCCGGCAGGTGTCTCTCCAGCCGGAGCTTCGTTCGTGAGCCGGCTCCGCAGGATCGTGCGCAGCGCCATCACCGGGCGCTTCGCGACGAAGGCCGATGCGAAGAAGCATCCGGCCGAGACGGTGACGGAGACGGTGCAGGTCCGCACCTCGCCGCCGCCGCTGGCCTACGGCGTCCCGAAGGACGTCATCCGCAACACCGTCTGGCGCGAGACGGGAGACGATGCGCTGGCCGATCAGGTCACGCACGCGATCATGGTGGAGCTCGCGCGCTGCGGGCACACCTTCCGGTGAGGCGCCCGCACCTTCATCGCAACCCGGTGAAGGTGCGGCGTACCGTCGAGGACGGGACCGTAACCGTCATGGCCGCCCGCCTCGACGGCTCCGGCCCGCTCTATGAGACACGGTTCGCCGCGCCATCTCCGCAGGACATTGCGACCGCCTTCCGCCAGGACACGGTGGGAGGCGTCCTTCGTGCTCTGCGCCTGGCGCACGGACTCACGCAGGCCGAGGCGGGCGCCGCGATCGACTGCAATCGCGAGACGATCATCCGGTGCGAGAACGGACGCAACCGCCGCAACTCGTGGATGGCCGGCCTGTGCGCCCTCTGGGGCACGACGTGGGACGAGGTCATGTTCGGGGAGCGGCTGCGGCGCTCGGCTCTGGACGGCCCCCTCTCTGCCCGCCTGGCGGACTGGATCTCCATCAACGGCCTGTCATGGCTCGAGGCGTCCATCGTCACCGGCGCCAGCCGCTGGCAGCTTCTGCGAATCGCCGAGGGCGAGGGCGTGCGTCCTGGCGTCGCCGAGCGCGTTGAGGCACGTATCGAATCATGCAGGGACGGATATGCTGGACGAGATACGGATGGTGCTGGCGGCGGGAGTGATAGCCGCCAGCCTGGGGACGATAGTCTGGGTGGCGACGCTCGGGTTCTACCTGAAGAGGCTCGAGACACCCCGGAGAGCGTCGGCACGGAACTGTGACGAGGCCGATCGGATGTCGGGACGGATGTCCATCTTCAGGCGCGTCCAGTGCCCGGGCTTTCCCTGCACGGCGATCGGCTTGAGCCCGCCCGTCTCCATCCGTTCCCACACGCCAGGCGAGAGCCTGCCGCCCTTCCCGCGGACGAGGAACCGGCGCGGATGCCCGGCAAGTAGCGATGCGATTCCGCCAGGCCGCAGGTTGCCGTAGGCGTCCTGGGCCTCCGGCGCCAGGTGCAGGCCGATCTTCGACTTCGGGCCGCGGCCGAGCTGCAGGCGCCTGATCAGCGCGCCGGCGATCTCGTCCGTCTCGGCGATCCAGCCAGGCTCCTCGCCACGGCGCTCCTTCACCTTGAACGGATCGCCGAACAGCGGATGCGGCCGGTCGATCTCGGCCGAGATCCTCGTGCTGACGTCCATGCGCAGCCGGTTGGCCGCATCCTTCGCCGCTGCACGCACGGGGCGCGTCAGGGTGTTCGGTTGCCCGAGAGACGCAGCCTTCGAAATAAATTCGCTGAGGCCCGTGACGGTGATTGCGGATCCGTTCGCCATGTGCGTATTGTAGCCGCAGGTGCCCGGACATGGAAGGATCTACCTTCGATGGACACGAGGCCCGAACAGGACGTGTCAGATGCTGCAGACCTCGACCGAGGAGTCGTTCCTCGACGTTCCCGCCCCTTCCCGTTCCCTCGACGGCGCACCGTACGCAGTCCCGGAAGGCCAGACCACCGGATGCTGGTCGCTCTCCATCGGCCGCGAGAACGCCGCTCACTGCTCCATATCGGAGATCAGAGCGGACGGCACCTTCGTGGCGATCGCCTCCATGCCGCTCGGCCGCTTCAGGACGATCGCGGCCAAGATCGACGAGGACTTCAACCGCCGTCTGCAGTCTAACGGCTATCCGGCCGGGTCCCTGCCGAAGCGGGGTGGACGCACGCTGATGAATGCCGGCTTCGGCCGCGAGCTCGCCATCCTCTTCATCGCATGCTTCGATCACGAGGTCACGTACCGGACGACCGATGCCTGGTGCGCGGCGGTGCCGCTCTGGAGGCGCAAGCTGTTCGTGGAGACGTGGGAGCGGATGACGGCAGACGAGGTGCCTCAGTCCTACTCTCTCGAGACGGTCCAGCGGGGCGCCGCGCCGGTGACGCGCATGTGGCGCAGGCATCCGCAGACGGCGCACGAGATGCTGATGATCCGGGCGGCGGACGGTAGCGAGGATCCGGATCGCGAGCGGGCCTTCCGTTCCCGGGGCGACGAGGCGATGGCTCAGATCTGGGCGATCCGCGCGAAGAATCCCGAGTGGAACGAGGTGCTCAACAGCAAGACGTCGTGGAACCGACGTCGCAGGAGATAGCCTGACACGGCTACGACTGGCCCCGGCGTCTCGAGATGCCGGGGCCCTTTTTCGTCACATGGTCGGCAGGGTCGACCCCTTGAAGCCGCTCAGCGCCAGCCGGTGATAGCCCTCGAGCGGCCACATCTTGTCGACCGCGCGGCCGCGGGCGATGCTCTTGCCGAGCGCCTCGTCGAAGTCCGCCGGGTTCATGCAAGCCGACTCGCCGGTCACCACGAATCCGTTCTGCAGCTCGAGGGATGCGATCGTCGTCGTGCCCACCACGTGGTAGCTCTCGCTCTTGATGAGCGCCTCGAGCTGATCCTTCGTCACCTTCTGCATGTCCGTACCTTTCCAGTCTGGAGTGTGTCGGCGTTCGTCATCTTTCCGTCCATGTCCTACCGCTCGGATTTCCCTGAGAGGGAGATGACGCCTCGAGGCGGCCGCCGCCGTCCGCCCGGTTTCGCGCTGGAGACGCTCCGCGGGATCACCGATCCTACTTTTTTTCAGGCCCGACCGCAAATAGTGCTTGCGCGACATTACGGTCCGTAATACTTCTATCTCCACAGGGCGAATCACCGCCGCTGCGGAGACTGACGACATGGATACCTGCGAACTTCAGACCATCGAGATCTCGACGATCCGCTTCGCGCACATCGATACGACGACGATCCGTCACGGCATGATCGGCATCGTCGATGCCGGCGGCATGATCTGCGAGATCGGCGACACCGAGGAGGAAGCGCGGAAGAACGCGAAGATGCGCCAGTTCACCACGAAGGTCGCGAGCGGCTTCACGTGGAAGGGCGAGGCCGTGCGCCTGGTGCTGACAGAGCGCCAGCTGGAGCGCGTCCGGACCGAGTGGCGCATCCGCCGCGCCGGCGACGGCTTCATGGCCGTGCACCCCGCGCTCGACTATACCAAGGCGTTCGTGACGCGCCGAGAGGCCGAGGCGTACATCACCGACATGGCCGCTCAGTACGATCAGCAGCTGTCGGAGGCATTCGGGCTGCTGCGCCGTTCGAGCGACGCCGTGCTGCAGGACAAGATCCGCATCTTCCGCGGCAACCACAACTTCGTGTCCCTCCAGTTCCTCTACTGGGCGGAGCCGCTGCTCGCCGCGCGCAAGGCTACCGGCAAGCGTATCGACGTCGTGACGATCGACGGCCTGCAGAAGGTCCGCGAGGACACGAATTCCAAGGCCACGCAGCTGCTCGAGCCGTCGCCGGCCGCCGATGCTCATGCCTTCATCGTCTCTCTGGCGAAGGGGCGCTGACATGGCGACGAACCCCGTCCCGCAGATGCGCGATCCGGACATGCTCGCGCGCGGCATCCTCGCGGAGGTGCGCAGCGCCGGCTTCCGGGCATCGCTCGTCGAGTCGAAGAGCCGCAAGGTCAACGACAACTGGCGCGGCAGCCGGTCCGACTCCCGCTATGTCAAGATCTGGCATGGCGACAGGGAGTGGACGGTGCGCGTGTCGCTCCACGAGGTTTCGTCGAAGTCGATCCGCCAGCACGGCAGGCCCGACCTCGACCTCATGCTCCCTCTTTCGGCCAGCTACATCCGGCTGACGATAGACGGCTTCATCGGCTGGATCAGCCAGCACAAGGAGAAAACGAAGTGAACAAGGACGAGTTCGACAAGGCGTTCGAGAACGCCGTAGACTGGAGGCCCGACCTGACCCCGGAGGATCAGGTCAAGGTCGACGAGGCCGCAGCCCGCTACTCGGCTGGCGCCGCCGAGTACCGCCAGCTCCGCGAGGCCGCAGGGCTCTCGCAGCTGGAGATGGCCGGGCTGCTCGGCATGACGCAGGCGGGCGTGTCGCACCGCGAGACGAACACCCGCAGGGTTCCGGCGGTCGAGGCGCTGCTGCTGCGTTACATGGCCCGATACGGCCGTCCCGAGGTCGCGCTCGACGGCGGCATCATCAGCGATCTCACTACGGAGAAGCCCAATGGCTAACGCTCTGATCCTGGCGCTGTTCGCCATCGTCGCCCTGGTCGACTTCACGGGCATCGTCGGCTTCGGCTATGTCGCGGTCCGCGGCGCCCGCCGACAGGACCCCTTCTCGCTCGCGATCGGCACGCTCGTCGTAATGGCGTGCTGCGCGAGCCTCTCGACCATCCCCATGCCGGTTGCGACTGGCCCGGGGATCAGCACGGGCGTCGAGGGCTAGTCTCCTCGCTCCCATCCTTCACCACTGGAGAATACCATGTCAAAGAAGAACTGGCTCAAGTTCGGGTCGTCCTACGACCCCTCGCACAGCGGCAAGATGCAGCGTCCCCTCGACACGCGCGCCGAGGAAGCGAAGCGCGAAGCCGAGCGCCGCGAGCATCAGCTGCGCGGCTGCCTCGACCCCGGCTGCCCGATGTGCAACCCGGAGACGGCTGCTGCGGGCCTGTCCGGTCGCCCCGGCAGCCGCCCTAACGCCGCATCTCTGCCGATTTCCGGCGTCACGCCGACGCCTCCGAATCCCGGGGCCAGTCCGCGCGTGACCCAGCCGGGGCGCAACTCGTTCATGGGCATGAACGTCACCGATCTCGCCCGTCAGATGGGCATCACCGAACAGGATTTCAGGAACATGATGGAAGGCGGTATGGGCATGCCCTTCAGGCAGGGACGTGGTGCAGTGCAGATCAGCCTGAATGCCACTCCCAATGACGGCCCGCGTCATACCGCAGAGTCCAGGACTCTGGAATTCACGGGCCGGGACGGCGACGTGCCGATCGGGGGAGAAACCTATATGTCGAACAGCGAGGAGGCGAACAAGTTCGCCATCATGCACAAGCTGCTCGGCATCTCGTTCCGCGTGGATGGCGACGGCGATACTTGGATCAAGTGGACCGGTCGTGATCTCGCCCCCGGCACCGGGCCCAAGTCCAAGGCGTACAAGGATGCCCGCGAGGAGGTCGAGAAGTGGCTCTCCAAGGCGCCGCAGCAGGCGTTCGAGGACATCGTCGGCAACGACGCTGCACTGGAGCAGCTGCGCGACGCCGTGCAGGCCCCTGTGACGCACAAGGAGCTGTACGAGGCGTACGGCATGAAGATGCCCAAGGGGGCGCTCCTGTCCGGTCCTCCGGGCTGCGGCAAGACCATGTTCGCCCGCGCCGCGGCTTCGGAGATGCGTCGTCTCTACGGCGACGACGTCGAGTTCATCTCGATCTCGGGATCCGAGCTCCAGTCGCCGTACGTCGGCGTCACCGAGGGCTACATCAAGTCGATCTTCGTGTTCGCCCGCGAGTACAAGGCGTACCACGGCCACCCGCTGCTCGTGTTCATGGACGAGGCCGACGTGCTGCTCCCGGACCGCACCGGGCGCGTCCGCCGGGTTGCCTCGTGGGAGGAGTCGCAGGTCGCCACCTTCCTGGCGGAGATGGACGGCATCCACGAGTCCGGGGCGTTCGTGCTGCTCGCCAGCAACCGGCCGGAGGTGATCGATCAGGCGGTGCTCCGCGATGGCCGGTGCGACTTCAAGATCGTCGTGAAGCGTCCCGACATGGACGGCATCGAGACGATCCTGCGGAAGAACTTCGCCGGCATCATGACGAAGGCCACGGAGGACGAGCTCGTGTTCGCGGCGGTCGAGTGCCTGTTCGATCCGAACAAGGTGATCGCACACGCTCAGGCGATCGGCATCGATTTCGAGAAGCACGAGATCCGGGAGGAGCACCGCAAGCACTTCCTGCTCGAGCACATCGTGTCGGGCGCCATGGCCGCCAGCATCCGCCAGCGTGCCATCCGGTTCGCCTTCGTCCGGGACAAGGCCACTGGCGATCTCGGCGGCGTGACGGTGAAGGACGTCGTCGACGCCGTGAACGTGCTGTTCGAGGAGAACAAGGCGCTCGACCACAGCTTCGCCCTGAACGAGTTCAAGGAGGAGTTCATGGCCGAGATTCAGGCCAAGCACGACAAGTAAGGCAAGACGCGCCCGCTGCGCAGGCGGCGGGCGCAACCACATGGAGGATGAAATGAAGCATATCTCTCTGACGCAAGGCACCCGCATCACCGTCATGGTTGACGAGGAGAACGGGCTGCACGGCACGTTATGCCGAGCCGGCGCGGCGTACGAGGATCTCGTAGAGACGATCGACGACGCCGAATGCGAGGCATGCAAGGAAAGCCGTGCCGCCTCGCTCGAGCAGCTCGTGACCGGCAAGGTCCAAGGCATCAAGCAGCATCAGGACCGGATCTCGTCAGTCAATCTGGCGATCCGGGTGCTCGAGAAGGAGAAGCGCAACATCGCCGATCAGATCGAGAGGACCGCACGCAACGCACGGTCGATCACTGCCGAACTCAAGCGCTACCGCCGCGGCAAGTGGCAGGAGGAACAGGCATGAGTACCGTCGTTCTTCATATCATCGGAAAGCTGCTCGCCGCGATCGCCAGCATGCCAGACCCGTTCATGTACGCTGACAGCGACGGCGTCTGGATCTGGAAGGGAGGTGAAGCATGAGCCGTCCGGGACGATACACGAGCATGGATCGTATCCGTGACTATTATGGCCTCACCGTGAAGCGTGGCGATCGCGTTCGCTACGACGGTAGGATGGGAACGGTTCGCGGATGTGTCCGCAATGGCAACATGCACCTGTCAGTGCTGCTCGACGGCGATAGCCAGCCGGTGGCGGTCCATCCGACTTGGAGGATGGAGTACGGCGTATGACCGCTGGCTCCCTGCAGCTGCGGCTCTACCGCCGCGCCCGCCGGGCCGGGTACGACGTCCACAAGGCGTCGCAGGTCGCCGAGATCGGACTGGCCGAGGCCCGCCTGATCGACGCAGAGGATGCCAAGGCGCCGCCGCCGGCCGAGGCGTACCTGCTGACACCGGGCATGGCCCGGCGGTACGTAGGCGACGAACTGGCGGACACCCCGCTCGGGATCGCATCGATCTCGAGCCTGACTGGAGAGTGAAGATGGGCAACAGCTACTGCGTCTATGGATGGGCTCGTACCACGCGCGTCAGCAACGAGCACGCCACCGTCATCGCGACTGGGTCAGGGTACGAGTACCTCGAGCTCTATCGAGGGGAGAGCATCGTGCGAGCACTCTGGACCGCCATCAAGGCTCGTAGCAAATATGGATGCGTCAAGGTCGAGATGCGCTGACACCGCCGCCGGGACGGCTTCCCGGCACCACTATAGACTGGAGAGACGGAATGAAGATCGAACCGTGTGCAGATCCCGAGAAGGATGATATGGCATTCGGCCTGCAGTTCGTCGCCGAGGCGACCAATGCTCTGGCGATGATCCAGAAGGGGCTGAGCCGGCTCGAGCGCATCGGGCTTCGCGGCATCGGGATTGACAGCCGCTGGAACGACGAGGAGAACGCTACCAAGATCGACGCGCAGTTGCGCCTATGGGGCACGATCTCGCTGCAGGGCAAGGCCGTCGTCGAGGATGACGGCCGCGAGTACGATTTCACGGCGGTCCTTGAGGACGGATGGCAGAAGTGACCCTCACCCGCCGCACCCCCATGAAGCGCGGAGGTCCGCTGCAGCGCAAGTCGCAGCCCCTCCGGCAGGCGCCGATGAAGGCCAAGCCCCGCAAGGCCGTCCCGGCGGCCGAGAAGCGCCACATGGGGCGCGTGGCGGCGATGGGATGCCTCGTCTGCTGCCGGCCGGCCGAGGTGCACCACGTCACCAGCGACGGCATGAAGAGGATCACCAGGACGAACCAGCGGGTCGTTGGACTTTGTCCGGATCATCATAGGACGGGGCGCGACTCCGTCGAGAACCTGTCCCATGCGGGATTCACCAAGCGGCACGGCATCGATCTGCTCGCGCGCGCTGACGAACTGTGGAGGCGTAGCTGTGATATCGAATCAGGAATGTGAAGAGTGGAAGGACGTGCCCGGTTTCGGTGACCATTACATGGCGTCGTCGCTTGGTAGGATCATGTCGAAAGCCCGCATCGTGCACAAGCGCCATTCGAGTGGGGTTATGATGCACCAGAGCTACCAGGCATCCGTACTGTCGCCAAGCACCGACAGCGAAGGCTACATGCGGGTTCACATCAGTGTCGACGGAATGAAGCACACAGTCTCGGTCCACAAGATGGTTCTACTGGCCTTCGACGGGCCCCCTGCGTCATCCGATCTCGAGGCGTGCCACAATGACAACAATCCATCGAACAACCGTCCTGGCAACCTTCGCTGGGACACGCACCTGGAGAACAATCGAGATCGCCACCGTGCCGGTCATTATGCGACGGGTCGCGATCATGCGATGGCGAAGTTCACCACTGACGAGATAATCGCGTTCCGAACTATGACATGGCAACAGGCAAAGTCGTGCGGCGTGTCTAAGACGCACTTCTACAGAATTCGCAATGGAAGGATCGCGGCATGACCGTCGACCCCGCCCTTAGGCTCTACCTGAAGCGCATCGGGCCGGAGCACATGGAGACGATGGCGCGCTTCCCCGGCGTCCTGCAAGAGGACTGGAGCCGCGCACAGGACTTCATGCGCGACGGCCTGATCTGCCCGCCTATCGAGCGGCGCATGCTGGCGGCTCCGGGCGGGTCGACGAGGCTGCTCGTCACGCCCGACCTGCGATCGGCGCGGCTGCTCGACTCCGTCCTGCCGGACACCGTGCTGGCGGCCGTCGTCGGGATGCGCGCCGGCGACGTCATCGATCACCCGGCCTTCGACCCGGGGCGTCCCGGCGGCGGCGCGATCATCATGGAGGCGATGAGGATCCGGCCGCAGCGCCAGCGCAGACGGTGGCGGGATATGGGCAAGGAATACGAGCCGGACGCCGACTGTGTCTATTTCACGTTCGACCGTCCAGTGCTCGACATGGACGAGGTCATGGAGGAGGAAGAATGAACATCGAAGGTAACGAGGAGTACGACCGGATGCTCGCAGAGGAGCACCTGGTGCTCGACGCGCAGGTCGAGGTCAGCCGCCTCAAGGAGGCTGCCGGTCTTACCGATCAGCAGCTCTGCGAGCGTCTCGGGATCACCACCAGGCGCTTCGACGCATGGATGGGCTGCGAGGCCGGCGGACTGACGCTGCGGCGTCTGGCGAACATCGCACATGCCTGCGGTGGCGAGATCGAGATCGTGGCGAAACACAAGGACATGAGGATGACGCGCGATGCTGATGTATGACGAGGATGGCGAGGGCCGCTGCCCGCGCTGCATGAACTGGATGCCCGAGGGGGCCGAGGCGTGCGTCGACTGCGAGGACGACGACAACAGCGACGAGGACGGATGATGGACGTGCCTCTGCAGTCTGGCGACATCGTCGAGGAAGTCTGCGGAGGCCGTCACGCCCGGCGCGGCCGGGTGCTCGAGGTCGACGGCGGGTCCGTGCGCGTCGCCGACCTCGACACGGGAAAGAGCGCATGGGACGATGCCGAGTGGTATCGTCTCGTTGTGCGTCCGATCAGGATGCGGTAGCATTCCCGCTCCACACAGGAGCTCAAAATGTCCATTTTCCAGAAGATCAAATCCATCTTCGCCGGCAAGGCCGGCCAGGTCGTTCTCGACATCATCCTCACCCCGACGCAGAAGGCCGTCGCCGCTCTGAAGCAGACCGCCGTGGGCGTCGCGATCCTGGCCGACATCAAGGCGGTCAGCTCGAAGGATCTCAACGGCCAGCAGAAGTTCGAGGAGGTGGTCGCCAACACGCTCCCGCTGGTGCTCGAGATCGTCAAGGGCGACGGCATCAAGGCGACGATCGCCGACGTCGAGGACATCGGCCGCGCGCTGGTGCAGGAGATCTACAACGATCAGATGTCGAAGAAGGCGCTGTCCGTCGCCAAGTCGATCCTCAAGATCCTCGGGATCAAGTAAGATGGGCCGTCGCGTCGCCACCGTCCTGAATGCCTTCCGGGCGAGCATCCCGAACCTCGACGGCGTCACCGCCATCAAGGTGCTGACGGACAATCCGCGGCGCGACGAGTCCGCCTTCTTCATGGAACTCACCGAACCATTCCCGCAGCCCGGCGATACGGTCGAATGGGGCACTAAGCGGGTCTGGTGGAAGGGAGGGGTCTATCGCAAGCGAGGCTACAGCTTCGACGACTCCCTCCCCCTGCACTAGACGTCCTTGGACGACGTCACGCTGATGTCTCCGCTCTCCGTCGCCGCTGTGGGCGACTTCGCCGACGGGATGCGCAGAACGCCGATCAGACCGCCCGTGACGGTCCCGATCCCGAAGTCCGCCACGTGCCCCAGGACGCCCGGGACGAACGCGGCGACGATCATCGATCCGACGAGCGCCACGACGAGCGCCGCCAGTGTCGCCAGGTAGGCGATCAGCTGCTCGTGCGGCGTCATCGTGCCTGCTCCCCGGTCTTGGCCTTCAGCCATGCGATGAACTGCGCCACCGTCTTGCCGCGGAGGATCGACGGGTTGGCGTTCGTCGCCGCCGCGCCGGCCAGCGTGTCGGCTCGTGCGCTGCTCGGCGCGGCCAGGATCTTGACGGCCATGCCGGCGCCGAGGAAGTGCGCAGCGTACAGCGTCGCGCCGTTGATCGGCACGCCGGCCTTCGCCAGGATCGCGGCGTTCTTCGCCGTGAACGTCTTGGCGCGCGCCGTCTGCTCGTCACGCGACGGCTTCAGGCCGCCGAAGGGCTTGGACATGTCCTTGCCCCAGGTGCCGCCCTCGCCGATCCACGTCGCCTTCAGGAACTGGTAGAGGCCGGAGCCGGACGAGGTCGACGCCTTCGCCATCGGATTGTCGGCGGACTCGATACGGGCCAGGAGCGGCCAGTAGGAGTCGGGGAGCTTGATTGTCATGGTACGTTCCTTTTCTCTACGGTGTAGCGGCTGCGACGGGATCTGTCGCAGCCGCTGTACGGGCTTCGGCCAGATCGATGTCCTCCAGAAGGTCGACCATCTGACCGGGGACAGGCGGCTGCGTCGGGAGGGGCGGGCGGGGATCCGGCCGGGGTTCGTCGGACGGCGGCGCGGCGGGTGGCGGAGTCGACGATCCCATCGGCGGTATGATGGCGCTGATGATGTTGACCACGCGGCTGCCGATCGCATCGAACAG